TCTGTAATGACCCAGCAAGGCCCCTGCGCTGGCCAACCTAAGCAGGATGTTAACTAATGGCAACCAAAGCTAACCAGCCGTTACGAGGGGCGGTGAGACCGCGCTTAGAAAATAAACCACTAAAAGGCCCGAGCCGAGGCGATGAAGTTGCACAGCTAGCAGAGGATATTGGCCTGCCGCTTTTACCCTGGCAACGCTATGTAATGCAGGATATGTTGACGATAGATAAAAATAAAATGTTTGTGCGTAAAACTAATTTGCTTTTGACCTCACGCCAACAGGGCAAGTCTCACCTGGCGCGTATGCGTATCCTGGCAGGCTTATTCTTGTTTAACGAGCGCAACCACGTGGTCATCTCCTCAGCGCGATCTATGGCATTAACTACCTTTAGAGAAGTGGCACAAGCTATAGAGGATGCACCTATTCTAAAGAAAGAGCTAAAGAGCATCCGCTATGCCAACGGTAATGAGGCCATAGTATTAAAATCAGGTGCCAGGCTAGATGTACGTGCAGCTACACGCGACTCAGCCCGTGGTGCTACGGCAGATTTTCTCTTTATAGATGAATTACGCGAGGTTGACCAAACCGCGTTTGCAGCTGCTATGCCTGTGACTCGTGCCCGTCCAAACGCCCAAACCCTACTGGCGAGTAATGCGGGCGATGCTTTTAGCGTGACCTTAAACGAGTTACGCGAGCGATGCCTGGCGCATCCGCCCGAGTCGCTAGGTTATTACGAGTACAGCGCACCGCAGTTTGCAGCCCTAGATGATCGTAAAGCCTGGGCTATGGCAAACCCAGCTTTAGGCATACTCGTAACTGAAGCATCTATTAAAGAAGCCCTTACTACACAAACTACAGAGCAATTTAGGACAGAAACGTTATGCCAATGGATAGATAGCCTACAATCGCCGTGGCCCCACGGATCTGTTGAGGATGCCAGCGACATTAACCTAAAAATGGCACCTGGGCCTTTAACTGTTTTTGCCTTTGACGTTAGCCCGTCTAGGCGCGATGCAAGCCTAGTAATGGGCCAGCTATTGCCTGACGGGCGCATAGGTGTAGCTGTATTAGATACATACAGCTCACAGGTAGCCGTAGATGAATTAGCTATAGCTGCAAGTATAAAAAAATGGGCCGATATGTATTACCCGCGTATGGTTTGTTATGACAAGTACACCACGGCATCCATAGCTCAGCGTTTACAAAATGCAGGCGTTCAAACGAGAGACGTATCGGGGCAGTCATTTTATACTGCCTGCTCTGACTTCCACGATGCCTTAGTCAATGACCGTTTAAGGCACAGCGGGCAGGATCTATTGATACAACAAATGGCAAATTGCGCAGCTAAAATAACACCCGATGCTTGGCGTATTGTGCGCCGTAAATCGGCTGGCCCTGTGGATATACCTATCGGCCTAGCTATGGTAATTCACATCCTGGCACAGCCTGTATCTGAGGCTAAAGTTTACGTTTAGACACGCCGAGAGTGTGTATAACTTTACACCTGTGGATAACCTATAATCCGCCCTATGGGTCTATTGCAAACTTTAGGTATTACTAAAAAAGATGTCACAGCCCAGTTAGCCCCTGCCGTTATGTCACAAGGTTACGGCGCTGGCGTTTATAGCTACGGCGGCCTTTATGCAACTGGCAACGGCGCCCCGTTTATGGATCGTTTTACAGCTTTGCAAGTGCCAGCTGTATCTCGTTGCCGTAATTTAATTGCAGGCGTTATCTCAAGTATAGATTTAGAGTTATACAAAAAATCTACGGGCGTAAAAATTGAGTCACCTTTATGGCTAGACCAACCCGATATGCGGCAACCGCGCAGCGTAACTATTGCTTATACTGTTGACTCATTACTATTTTATGGCGTTGCATATTGGCGCGTTACAAGTTTGTACGCAGATGACGGGCGGCCTAGCGGTTTTGAGTGGGTAGCTAATACTCGCGTAACTGTTACAACAGATAAGACGGGCGAAACCGTACAGTATTACAGCGTTAATGGTGTACGCGCACCTATGTCAGGTATTGGCAGCCTTGTTACTTTCCAATCTTTGTTACCTGGCGTATTAGAGACAGGCGCCCGTACAATACAAGCGGCACTAGATTTAGAAAAGGCCGCAAGTGTTGCAGCTGCTACGCCAATGGCTACAGGATTTATTAAAAATAGCGGTGCCGATTTACCTGAGGCACAGATTAGCGGCTTGCTGGCTGCGTGGAAGGCAGCACGTGCATCACGCAGTACAGCATATTTAACTAGTACGTTAGATTACCAAACTGTTGGTTTTAGCCCTAAAGATATGATGTACAACGAGGCTAGCCAGTATCTAGCTACACAGATAGCGCGTTTAATGAACGTGCCCGCATATTACATAAGTGCAGATATGAATAACTCTATGACGTATCAAAACATTATTGACGGGCGCAAGGAGTTTGTAGCATATTCTTTGCAGCCGTTTATTAGCGCTATTGAAAACCGTTTATCTATGGATGATATTACGGCTCACGGTAACGTAGTGCGCTTTGCATTAGATGAAACTTTTTTACGTGCCGATACTGCAGCTCGTTTAGATGCAATAGAAAAGATGCTTAACCTGGGTTTAATAGATTTAGAGCAAGCGCAAAGTATGGAACAGCTAAGCCCTAGTGGCCTTAATGAAGGGAACAAAATCCGTGATCTTAACGTTTAGTGGCAATATTGAGGCAGTAGATAGCGGTGAGCGCCGTACTATCTCAGGCAAAATTGCACCGTATGGCGAGATAGGTTACACAAGCGCGGGCAAAGTAGTTTTTGCTGAAGGTTCAATCAGCGCAGCTGAGCCAAGTAAAGTAAAACTTTTAATGGCGCACGATAACTCAGCCGTAGTAGGGCGTATGCAAAGTATGACCTCAGCTAAAGACGGCCTTTATGCCAGTTTTAAGGTAAGTGCATCATCACGTGGATCAGATGCAATTTTGCTAGCCCAGGAACAACTTATGGACGGCTTATCCGTTGGTGTGGAAGTTACCGCATCAAAGCCTGAAAAAGACTATCTCCTGGTCACCGCTGCCACCTTACGCGAGGTGTCACTCGTAGAGAGCGCTGCCTTTGCTAGCGCTGCGGTGCAAAAAATTGCTGCAGCTGCAGGTGATATGCCAATAGAGGCAGCTACAACTAAAGTTACAACAACGCACATAGTAACAACCGAGACAGAAACCGAAACCCAACCCGAAAGCGAGGCCGCTGTGACTACAGCCCCCGAAGAAAACGCACCTGAGGCAGTAGATGCCACAGAGCAGGCTGCACCTACAGTAGAGGCAGCTCGTAAAATAATCCTACCAAGCGCACTTAACTCTCAGCGTGTACGTACACCTATTGTAAATATGGGTTCATACACAGAGCATAAAATTAAAGCAGCATTAGGTAATGAGGAGTCAAAGCTATATGTAACGGCAGCCGATGACAGCTTCACTACTAACCCTGCATTTAATCCAACACAATTTTTGACAGAGTTTGTAACTAATACACGTTTTGGCACACCTGCTATAGATGCCTGTTCACAAGGTGTTTTACCTGCTAGCGGTATGACAATTTCAGTGCCTTCACTTGTAACCTCAAGTGGCGGCGGTACAGGTGTAGCACCTGTAGTAACACAGGAAGCCGAAGCTGGCGCTGTACAAAATACAGGTATGGAGACAGCCTATATTAACGGTACTGTTAAAAAGTATTCAGGTATGAATACACTTAGCGTAGAATTGCTAGAGCGCTCAGATCCTAATTTTTACTCCGAGCTAACAGCACAGCTACAAAACGCTTACCTAAAAACTATTGACAGCCAAGTGCTAACAGATTTGTTAGCAGCAGGTATGAACGGCACAAACACGACAGCAGATTTAGACGGCATCATTGACTATGCAGCTGAAGGCGCACAAACTATTTACACAAATACTGGCTATTTTGCTACTAATTATATTGCTAACCCTGCACAATGGGGCGCACTAATTTCAGCGCAAGATACAACAAAGCGACCTGTATTTACGGCGCTACAACCTATGAACGCGGCAGGACAGGTATCACCTACCTCTATTCGTGGTTCTGTACTAGGTCTTGATCTTTATGTAGATAAAAACTTTACAGCTACTACTTTTGATGACGATAGTGCAGTTATTCTTGCACCTGAGGCATTTACTGTTTATCGCAGCCCACAGGCTTATATGTCAGTTAATGTTGTATCTAATCTGCAAATCCAGGTAGCTATCTATGGCTTTATGGCAACTATTGCCAAAATGCCTAATGGTATCTTGAAGTTTAAGAAAACCTGATAACAAAAACACCCACTAATAGTTTGGTAGGCCTCTTAGCCCTTTGAGGCTTACCAAACCTAAGTAAGATAGGAGTACACAAGTGCCAGCTACATATGTAACCGCCGCGACATTAAAAGCATCGTTGGGCGTTGGCACTTTGTATGACTCTTACACCTGGATAGAGGACACCTGCCAAGCTGCACAAGATCTAATAAACGGCTTTTTATGGTTTGACAGCGCGCCCGTAGTCGGTACCGCGTTGGTGTCTAATGTCGCTACCGTTATGGTTGCCAACCCTGGCATTTTTACTACGGGCCAATCAGTAACTATTGCTGGGGCTGGTTCAACCTTTAACGGTACTTACACAATTACAGGCACAATTCCATTTAGCACAGGCACAGCTAATATCTTGCCTGCATTTAATATGCAGCTAAATTACTGGCAATTCCCACAGGGCTATAGCTTTATCCAATATGCAAAAGTAGCAACAGATCAAAACTTTAGGCGCGTACTGCCTTACGGCACTATGACAGGTGATGATACAAAAACGGTTACCTACGCTAATACCCCAGCTATTAACGCTGCAGCTTTAATGCTGGCAGAAAATATCTGGACTAGCCGATTTAGTACACAAAACGGCGGCACTAGCTTAGACGGCTACAGCCCTAGCCCTTTTAAGATGTCCAATACTCTTATGGCATCCGTGCGCGGCCTATTGGCCCCGTATCTTTCACCTGCGGGTATGGTCGGCTAATGCCTGCAGCTATAACTACCTTACGCAGCACAATAGCTGCAGCCCTGGCTAACCCTGGCGTATGGACGGTATTTAACTATCCGCCCAGCACTATGCAATCTAGCGCTGTGGTGGTTGCCCCTGCGGATCCATATATCACGCCAAGCAATAACTCTCAGGCAACTATTTCGCCTATGGCTAATTTTAAGATTATTATGACGGTACCAATGTTTGACAACGCCTCTAACTTAATTGGCATAGAGGACACAATAGTAGCTGTGTTTACTAAACTAGCTAATAGCGCAATCGTATTTAATGTTACTGGCGTGAGCGCGCCAAGCGTACTAAGCGTTGCCGCAGGTGACTATCTAACGGCAGATTTACAAATAAGCATACTAACGAGCTGGAGCTAACTAATGGCACTTACAGATGAAGAAAAAGCGTTTTTAATCAAAATTGGCCAAGAGTTGCCAGTAGAGGTTAAAGAGACAAAGACAAAAGACACACCTACCGAGACAACAGGAGAATAGCCCAATGGCGATTTATCTATCCAATACCGTACAGGTTACCCTTAATTCGGTAGCCCTAACAGACCACGTAACAAGCGCAACTATTAACCGTGCCTTTGATGAGCTAGAAGTTACAGCTATGGGCGATACAGCTCACAAGTTTGTTAAGGGTCTAGAGGCTAGCACTATTACTCTAGACTTTTTAAGCGATACAGCTGCAGCAAACGTAAACGCAACTTTGCAAGCTGCCTGGGGTACAACAGTAACCCTAACGCTAAAGCAGACAAGCGCCGCAGTATCAGCAACTAATCCGCTATACAGCACTACTGTGCTAGTTAATAACACTACAGATATTAACGGCGCTGTTGCAGATATTGCTACTCAGAGCATTACCTTTACCTGTAATTCACCAATCGTAATTACAACCGCACCATAACAAACTAACAAAGGGGCTAACACAATGGCAAAACTTAAAATAACAAGGGCAGACGGCAGCGTATCGGATCATCAGATTACGCCACGTATTGAGTATGCCTTTGAGTTATACGCAAAAAAAGGTTTTCACAAAGCCTTTAGAGATGATGAAAAGCAAAGCGATGTGTACTGGCTAGCCTGGGAGTGTTTACGCACAAGCGGGCAAACCGTACCGATGTTTGGGGCAGAGTTTTTAGACACCTTAGCTAAGGTTGAGGTACTAGATGATGACCCTTTGGGGTAGTGGGGCGCGGTAACTTTGGTTACCTCATAGCGCAGCTAGCCGTGGAAACGGGTATCGCGCCTCAGTACTTACTAGACCTTGATGCAGATATGTTTAAGAATATGCTCAAAGTCCTAAACGATAGATCTAAGGAGATGCAAAATGCCAACAGAGCTAGAAGGGGCCGTACAGCTCCGCGTAGCCCTTAAGCGTTTTGCACCTGACCTATCTAAAGAGACTCAGACACAAATGGCGGCAGCCTTAAAAACTGTAACTATTGTTGCTAGAGGATACGTGCCTAATGACGGTCAGGTGTTATCAGGCTGGACTAAAACCTCATCAGGTGGCGAAAACCTGACTTACCGCCCATTCCCTAAGTTTAACTCTATGCAGGCTAAAGCTGGCATTACTTATTCTACTTCACCCTCTAAGCCTAATAAAAACGGCTTTGTAGCTTTAGCCCGCATCCTTAATAAGTCTGCGGCTGGTGCAATTTATGAGACAGCGGGCCGTAAAAATGCGGACGGCCAACCTAACTATAAACCTGCAAGCGTTGTTTATCGCACAGGAGACGGCCCAGGAGATTTTACTATCAGGTATTATCAAGAAAAGGACAACGCTCAGCGTAAAGGTTATAACAACTCACTTAACCCCAATGCAGGTAAACAATTTATAGCTAACCTAAACAGTACTGGCCAGCTAGTCAATGCTAGGCCTAAGGGTTTAGTAGGCACCCCAGGGCGCAAACTAACTGGACGTTTGATATTTAGAGCCTGGGCTGAGGATAACGGGCGAGCTAATGCAGCTGTTATTAAGGCGTTAGAAAAAGCCTCAAAAATGTTTTATGAGCATACAAGGAGAGCTGCCTAATGGCTACAGATCTAGTAGTAAATATAGCCAGCCAATTCTTAGGTAAAAAGGCTTTTCTAGATGCTGACAAAGCTACCAAAAAACTTACGGGTAGCGTAAAGAGTCTAGGCCGCGTATTAGGTGTAAGCCTTAGCGCAGCAGCTTTTGTATCTTTTGGTAAATCGGCTGTTAACTCGTTTACGGGCGCCCAAAAAGAGGCTGCAATACTAGCTAATACTGTAAAAAATCTAGGCCTAGCTTTTGACCAGCAAAATATAGATCAATACATAAACAAAATAGGCAAACTTTATGGGGTAACTGGCGGGCAAGCTACGCCAGCCTTGCAGGCTTTGTTGACAGCTACAGGTTCAACTGCTAAATCTATAGAGATTTTTAACACCGCTTTAGATGTAGCCGCTGGCACAGGGGCCGATGTTACCCAAGTTGCTCAGGATTTATCTTTAGCATATTTAGGTAATACTAAAGCCCTAAAAAAATATAATACGGGTCTGACCTCAGCTGAGTTAGCAGCTATGACCTTTAATGAGTTGCAGACTAAGTTAAATAATAATTTTGCAGGTGCAGCAACGGCAGCAGCAGCTACATATACTGGCCAGTTGACTATATTAAGTGAGTCAGCGAACCAAGCTAAAGAGATTATTGGTAAGAGCCTAGTAGATGCTATTGACTCTTTAGGTGGCAGTAATGGCATAGCCGAAGTTGGGGAAGATATAAACAACGCCGCGGCATCCCTGGCTAATTTTATTGACAGCATTATTTACCTTAAAGAGCAGATAGCAACAATCCCAGGGGCAGGCATAGTTAAGGGCGCTTTTGGTGCGGTTGGCAACGTATTAGGCAGATTTAGCCCACAACGTGCAGCTGAGTTATTAAAAGAGATTAAAGGCCCACAGCCTTTTAGCCAGCCTATGACTTTAGCTAATCAAGCTACAGGCGTAGCCGATGCTGCTGCTAGAAAGAAAGCAGAGCTAGAGGCAATTAAGCGTAATAAGGAATTAGCCAAACTAGCAAAAACCCAAGCTGCAGCGGCACTAGCAACAACAAAAGCCAAAAAAGAGCAAGCCAAGCTAGATAAAGCAATAGCCGCAGGCCAGCTAGCCTTAGGCAAAGGTGCAGACGTTTTTGATATGGACAAAATCCAAATTAACGCAGCGCTTATAGGTCAAGCTGAAGCTTTGGGTAAAGCTGAAAGTTCTGCGCAAGTACTAGCTATTGCCAATGACGTACAGCGCCTAAAGGTAAAACAATCCATAAATGAGCTTGAAGATGCCATAGCCTCTAAAGATGTAGCTCGTATTGAACGCGCCACAAAACAACTTAATGAGGACTTAAAAATCTTAGGTACCTTGCAAAGCCAAAACTTTACTTTGTTAGGTATTAAGACAGTTTTGGATAGCCTAAAACCTAAAGAGCTTATAGATCAAGAAAATCTAAATATGGCTTTAGACAAGATACGCGAGATGCTAAGGCTTTTAGCGCAGGCAGGGGCAACACCTAGCACTAGACCAAGCTCAGGTATCCCTACAGGCGATTATGTACCACCCGTAGTTTTTGACCCTAACACCTCTATAGATGCAGTTATAGAATATGCCGATGCTGCAACCGAGCGCGCTACCGCTTTTGCTATATTACAAGAGCAAGAAAACTACTCAGCTTATTTAGACCTTATTGAGTTCCAAAGAAAACTAGGAGACTTTGGAGGCTATAGCGCCGATATGAACAGAGGCGGCGGCTATGGATCAGGTACAGCTGTAACCGTTGAGATTATAGATAAGACAAGCGGCCTCATTGAGGTAGTACAAACTGCTGTACAAGAAAATAACAGGTTTGGCAATAACCTTAATTTTGCTGGCGCAATATGACCGTACCCGTAATTCACGCTGTTATTAACTTTAGTACTGGGCCAGCCTTTGCTCAGGCTATGATTTTAGATACTGGCATATTAGGCACAAACGTGTTAGCAGATAGCGCCGCAGTTATTGTGGATGTATCTAACGTAGTAGATAGTATTGAGACAAAGCGCGGGCGTAACCCACAAGCTGACCAATTCCAAACGGGCACCCTATCGTTGCGTATCGTTGACCAAAACGGCGATTTTAACCCTCAAAACCCTAGCGGGCCTTATTACAACTTACTTACGCCTATGCGTAAGGTGCAGATTACGGCTACATACGGGGCAACTACTTACCCTATCTTTTCAGGCTTTATTACTAGCTATACAACCACTACACCTAAAAACGCTAATGATGTCGTTTATACAACTATTCAAGCGGTAGATGCTTTTAGGTTGGCACAAAATGCACAGATTAGTACCGTAGCAGGCACCTCAGCGGGTCAACTTAGCGGTGCAAGAATTAACGCCCTATTGGATGCTATCTCCTGGCCTAACTCTATGCGTGATGTAGATGCAGGTTTAACTACTATGCAGGCAGACCCAGGCACAGCCCGCACAAGCCTTGCAGCTATGCAGACGGTAGAGATTAGCGAGTATGGTGCCTTGTATGTAGATGCCGCTGGCTCGTTTGTCTTTCAAGATCGTAACGTAACAGCTGGCAGTACTGGCCTTACGCCTACAGTATTTAACGATGACGGCTCAGATATTAGCTACTTTAATGCGGTGTGGCGCCTTGACGATACCCTGGTTTACAACTCAGCGAGTATTACCCGCACAGGTGGCACGGCCCAAGTAGCCATTGACCAGCCCAGCATAGATAAGTATTTTATCCATAGCTACAACCAGCAAAACCTACTAATGCAGACCGATGCCGTGGCCCTAGATTATGCGCAGGCATACGTTGCATCTAGGGCTGAGACTAGTATCCGCTGCGATGCTATTCAGCTAGACCTTTATACCGATAACTACAACTTAGGCATTATTGCAGCGCTTAGCCTGGATTACTTTGACCCTGTAACTATTACGACTAACCAGCCTGGCGGATCAACGCTAACTAAGACTTTGCAGGTGTTTGGCGTAGCTATGAGCATTACGCCTAATAGCTGGAAAACAACACTTACCACTTTAGAGCCGATTATTGACGGCTTTATATTAGACTCAGCAATATACGGCTTGCTTGACAGCGGCGTATTAAGTTATTAAGGAGCTATAAAATGTCAACTAAACAGACGTTTACGACAGGGCAGGTTTTAACGGCTGCACAGATGACAACTCTGCAGGCGGCTGCTTTTCAAGAGTCCACGTACAGCGCAAAAACTGCCTCATATACTTTTGCATCAGGTGATGAAGGCAATATATTTTCAATGAATAACGCTGCAACGCAGCAATTTAATATACCTACCGATGCTACTTTTAACTTTGCAGTAGGCACAGAGATTAACGTATTTTGGATTACTGGCGCGGGTCAGCCAACCATAGGTGCGGTAACGCCAGGCACTACTACTGTAATTAGCACAGGCGCTACAAGCGCTACGCCTAAATTGCGTGTGGCCAACTCAGGTGCAACCTGTAAAAAACTGGCTGCTAACTCTTGGATTGTATTTGGAGATATTGCATAATGACACCAATGCTAGGAATTATGGCCAGTGGTATTAGCGGCCACTTAGCCGTTGCTCCAACTGCCTTAGATTATTTGGTTGTCGCAGGTGGTGGTGGTGGTGGTGGAAACGAAACTGCTTACGGCGGCGGTGGTTGGGTCGGTGGTGCAGGTGGTGCTGGAGGTTATAGAACAGCAGCAAGTTTTAGTATTGGAGCATCTTTTACAGTAACAGTCGGTGCAGGTGGCGCTGCTGGAACTAATGCAGCAGGAACTCCAACAAGTGGATCAAATGGCTCTAACTCAGTATTTAGCACAATTACATCAAGTGGCGGCGGTTCTGGCGGTGCGGCTCGTGGAAATGGAACGGGCACTATTGGAGCTAACGGCGGTAGTGGCGGTGGCGGTGGTGCAGGAGCCGTAGCAGGTGGAGCTGGCGGTACTGGAAATCTTGGTGGATATTCACCCGTTGAAGGTTTTGCAGGTGGAGCTGGAACGGGGCCAAATGATAACGGCGGTGGCGGTGGCGGAGCAACGGCAGTAGGTCAGACGGCAACGCGTCCTAATGCTGGTGGAGCAGGGGCTAGTAGTTCAATTACTGGCAGTTCGGTTACTTATGCAACTGGCGGAACTGCTAGAACTGCAACGGGGCCAAGTGCCAATACTGGAAATGGCGGCGGCACGCAAGCCGCAAATGCTTCGCCTTTTGCAGGCGGATCAGGAATTGTCGTTTTGAGTTATGCAAATACTTTTGCAGATTTAACATCTATTGGTGGTGGTTTAACTTATACAAAGACAACAAGCGGTGGTAATACTATTTACACATTCACTGCTGGAACAGGAACGGTAACCGTATAATGGCTCATTACGCATTTTTAGATGACAATAATATCGTTACACAGGTAATTGTAGGCAAAGATGAAAACGAAACTATTGAGGATTTAACGCCTGAGGAGTGGTACGCAAACTTTAGCGGGCAAAAATGTGTACGCACTAGCTATAACGGCAATATAAGAAAAAACTACGCAGGTATTGGCTACTCTTATGATGCAACACGGGATGCTTTTATAGCACCTGAGCCTGAGGGTAATCTTGGTTTAGATGAAAATACCTGCCGTTGGATTATGCCTTATGTTGAGGATTTAACGCCTTGTATCCGAAACACCGAAAGTATCTAATATGCAGACTAGCTACAACGGCTGGCCAGCATCTAAGGATCAAGCTGAGATAGGCGTTAAGCCTTTTAAGGTAGAGGGCACAAGCCTTAAAATCCGCTGCGCTGAAAAGGTAGCGCCGTTGCTTATTAACTTTGCTAAAGAGTTTAACGAGCTAATAGAGCCATTAGAAGGCGGCACGTTTGACGATTGGGGCTATGCCTACAGAGACGTAAGAGGTGTAGTAGGCAAGCTAAGTAACCACGCAAGCGGCACAGCTATAGACCTCAACGCAATTTTACACCCTTTAGGCAAGGTAGGCACGTTTGAGGCAGCTAAGGTGCCAATGATCCGTGCCCTGGCTAAAAAGTACGGGCTAACTTGGGGCGGAGATTGGACTAGAAAAGATGAGATGCACTTTGAGATAAGTATTGGCCCTGCAAAGGTTGCAGAGTTAATAACTAAATTAGGGCTAGAAAAGAGCGAATAAATGAAAGAGCAACTAAAGGCTGCGGCCTTGTCCTACCTACGTGCAGCGCTATCGTGCGTAGGTGCGCTGTATCTGTCAGGCATTACAGACCCTAAAGTATTAGCTAATGCTTTTATAGCTGGTCTTATTGGGCCAGTACTTAAAGCTGTTGCACCTAATGAAAAGCAACTAGGCATAGGCGCTAAGTAAGTGTCACAGGCCCAGGCATACATAGCGCTAGCTTTAGGGATTGCTACGCTTTCAGGGCTTATGGCTGGGCTTGTGCGCCACCTTGTTAAGTATTATTTATCTGAGCTACGCGATGACGGCAACGGCGGGCATAACCTTAAAGGTAGGGTTGAGCGTATAGAGCTACGTGTAGATAAGATTTATGAGCTGTTGCTAGAGGACAGACTTAGTAAGTAGCGCGTGTCGCGTTGCCTTTTGTCAGTAGGTAGGTTCATACTCTTACTACACACGCCGAGAGGGCTACTCGGATAAGTAGCAACTCGGCCTTAACAAAGGGCGAAAGATGAACAGTTTAGATCTAATGATAGTAGGTATGGTTTGCCTGTTTATGGGTTTATTTATATGGGCAAGTTATGAAATGGGCTACAAAGTAGGCCTAGGTGAAGGTTACCTACGTGGCCGTAATATCGCTAAGGCGCTAAAAGAAGCTGAGGCCAAGCGATGAGTAATTTCTTAGAAGGCTACGAGGATGTCAACGCTCGCATAATTAGGGCACGTGCTGAATACCCTAGCCTTAGGCTAGTGGCATCTATAGAGGATATAGATATAACAAAAGGTTATGTCCTAATTAAGGCTGAGGCCTACAAAGAATACGAGGATCATCTACCTAGCGCTGTTGATTATGCCTTTGAGATGCGTAGCGATAGGGGCGTAAACCTGCACTTTTGGGTAGAAAACGCAGTAACTAGCGCTTATGGCCGTGTTATTGGTTTGCTTACACCTGGGGGCATAGCTCGTAGTACAAAGCAAGATATGGAAAAGGTAGAGTCGCTAAGTGCCAAGGATGTAGCAGCTGTAAGTAATGATCTATGGGCTACTACACCTGAGGGTTTGACAGCTATAGACAGCGCTAAAAACGAGGTAGGCAGGCTACAAACTAACCCTGAGTGTAAACACGGGGCGCGTGTATGGCGCACTGGCACAAGCGCTAAGACGGGCAAAGAGTGGGCTAATTACAGCTGTATAGAAAAGAGCAAGGCAACACAATGTGACCCAGTTTGGTATATGCAGACATCTACAGGCTGGCAGCCTCAGATATGAGCGACAGCTACGAGTTAATCAACCTGCAGGAGATGACAGGCAAACTCTTTGTTAACGGTGAGTTAGCAGCTGAGTACAAGGTAGAGCAGTGCGATAAATGCGCCCTGGTAGCACAGTTAGATAAGTTTGGCTATCAAAAAAACAGCTTTGAAAATGTTATATGGTTTTGCAAAGGCTGCCGATGAACGAGTCGGAGTTATATAATTATCTAAAAACACGCTACCTACAAGACCTTGAACAAGCTGTAAACAAATACGAGGCCTATGATTGCTATAGCGACTACGGCAAACTACAGATAGAGCTCAAATGCAGGTCTAAGCATTATGACAGTTTAATACTAGAGCGCGATAAGTACGATGTGCTTATGGCTACAGCTGTGGACAAAGGCTATGCACCCTGGTATATCAATAGCACACCACAGGGCATATATGCCTTTGACCTGTGCAAACTAGAGCTATGGTGGATAGATCGTAACTTCCCTGCAAAAACAGAGTTTGACAGCGTGGGCAAAGTGCGTAAGTGCGTAACCTATCTGCCTGTGGGTCAGGCATTGCAACTATGAGCGAGTTAATACGCTTTGAGTGCCGTAGCTGTAATAAAATAACAAATCAGCTAGAGCGCATAGTGGCAGATAACCTGCCGCCTAATGTAAAGGTTTTACAATGCAGGGTATGTAGCAAGATGAGCGTATGCCTATTGGTTGCCTGTGCCGATGCTTAAAATAGGATCATTGTGTACAGGCTATGGCGGACTTGATATGGCCGTAGAGGCTTACTTTGGGGCTGAAACTATATGGGTATCAGAGTTTGATAAACACGCTAGTAAAGTTATAGAGGCAAGAATAAATAAGCCTAACTTAGGTAACTTAAAAATAATTAACTGGGCCGAGATAGAGCCTATAGATATATTAACTGCAGGTTATCCGTGTCAACCATTTAGTCAAGCAGGATTGAGAAAAGGGGCGCAAGATGAACGACATTTATGGCCATATATTAAAGAGGCCGTTAGCATATTACGACCACAGTACGTCATCTTGGAAAACGTACGAGGACACTTTGGACTTGGGTTTAGAGAAGTCCTTAGCGACCTTGCCTCTATCGGGTATGACGCAAGATGGACTCTTATACGAGCTAGTGAGGTCGGTGCCCCACACAGGCGAGAGCGATTATTTATCCTTGCCTACCCCAATAGCACACGATGGCCACGAACCAAGCCCAGCGACATACAAACGGCAAAGCCCTGGGATAGCAGCCGTATTAATCACGTACCTATTGCCAACACCAACAGCGATACACGTGCGAAATCACGACGAACCTGTGGAGAATTATCAACAGAGAGTACAGGATTACAAAGAGGGCAAGACAAAGGGCAAGCCGGGCGCGAGCCTAGGCGTAGCGTTGAGATTATTTCCGACACCGACAACAGGCGAGGGATCGGGTCAATGTCGAGATTACAGAAGCGATATGACCCACGCGGCTCAATGCACTTGCAAGAAGTACCGCCTGCATTGGATCAAGGTAGATTAAACGTAAAGTTTGTAGAGTATATGATGGGTTTGCCTGATGGCTGGGTTAGCGATGTAGATTTACCTAGATCCCAAAAGTTGAAGATATTAGGTAATGGTGTCGTACCTCAACAAGCCTACAAAGCTTTAGAATTGCTACACAATGTTAAATAGTTATCCACAGGAGTTATCCACAAGCAACCTAAACCTGTGGACGACACGCAGGCCATACGCTCAACTTATCCACATATTCGCGAGTAGCTTGACACCTACGCTAGCATCACAACTCGCTGGCGAGCCGCTGAGGCGGATAGCTCGCAGGCGATGTTTGGTGCTTTTGGGGCTGTATTGTGTAATTGGGATTACGCCAGCAAAGGCTTACGATCCAAACGTAGAGAGCTATAAACTCTATGCTCATATGAAGTTAGGTAATGATAAGCAGTACCGCTGTTTGGTAACGTTATGGCGTTTAGAAAGTAACTGGAACCCTAAGGCTAAAAACGCTAAGAGTAGTGCGTTTGGTATTCCGCAGCTGCTAAAGATGACAGAGACTAATCCATATAAACAGATAGACTTAGGCCTTAAGTACATTACGCATCATAGGATCTATAAAGGTGATACGTGCAAAGCTTTAGATATACATAAGAAGGTAGGGCATTACTAATGGCTAATCGTGGTGACCCTAGACTAAAGCGGGCATACCGTGACGGGTTCCGCACCAAGATACTGCAGCGTGACGGTTACGTATGCTTTTACTGTGGCCAAGATGCAGACCAGGTTGACCACGTTATCCCAATCTCTAAAGCGCCTGAATTAGTAGTAAGTCCTGACAACGCAGTAGCCTGTTGTAAGCGGTGCAACACGCGCAAGGGTAATAGG